CCAGCTGCTGCTCTACCATATTCGTCCCACTCCATACCAGCCATAACTTTAGCAACTATAGCCAATATTGCAATGGCGCCAGAAATCTTGATAAGATTTGTGCCGAGTTTACTGAAATGTTTGCTCGGTATCATGCCGATGAGCATTAAAGATGCTACACAACCTACTAACAGGCCCAAACCAGCTGCTGCTCTACCGTATTCGTCCCACTCCATACCAGCCATAACTTTAGCAACTATAGCCAATATTGCAATGGCGCCAGCCATTTTGAATAGATTAGAGCCAACATTCTTAATGCTTTTTCCCGGTATCGTACCTATACCAGCAAGTGCTAACATAAACAGAAGAATTCCAGCGGCGATACCAGCTAGACCAACTAAGCCCTGCTTCATAGATTCGGAGTCCATAGAACCTAATAGTTTCATCACTATAGCCAACGCGAGTATAGCTCCTGCGATACCAAGTAGCGCAGATGAGAAACCACTGATCTCGAGGCCTTCTTTTCCGAGGGATACAGAACTTTCATTTATTTTACTAGCAACGATAGCTAATACACCAAGTATGGTAGCTAATACAAGAACTACCTGCACAGCGCCCCATAATTTATTGATGTCAATGAATGCAAGTACAGCAATGGCTGCTACTAAGATGGCAAGTGATACAGCAAGATTCTTTATACCTTCAGTGTTCTTTTTGAAGGCTATAGAATTCATGACATTAGCAAAACTCTTTACTACTTTTGCCGTACTTTTCAACACTTTAGCTATAGGTTTTGCTGATTTTTCTAGAACTTCACCTGTACCAGAGAGTAAGTCTCCAACTCCATCAAGAGGCGCAGTAAGAGAAGAAAATGCTTTTGCTATCTTAAGCACACCATATACAAGACCCGAACTAATGCCAGCTGAAAATAAAGTTCCCCAATCAATATCGCCAAATGCCTCTCCGATTTTTGACGTAATTTTTTGCAGTGCTTCCTGCACAGTCGGAATGTTATTTAACAAACCAACAACAAGACCTGCGATTATAAAACCGCCAATGGCTATGAACGCAGTAGAAGGCGAATGAATTCCAAGGAAACTTTTAACAGCTTCAAGAACCGCTTTACCAATTTCAATGGCGGCATTCCATACTTTGGCTACACCATTTGCCAAACCAGTTATAAGACCTTCAATTATATACTTGGGAATATTTTCGGCATCTTTGATACCTGCAATCCAATCACGAATGGCTTCTCCAGTATCTTTCAAACCAGAAATGAAATTCTTAAACGCGTCAGTCTGTTTAAATTTGTCGGACCATTCTTTTAAGATTTCTATTCCTCTAGCTAAAAACTTTACAATGCTGTCGATAATATCAGAGATGCCAAGAGCTCCATCAATCCAGTCTCTAAACGTAACTATACCGTCTGCTAAGCTAGCAGCTACATCCAGAACACTCATACCAAAATGTTCGAAAAGACCAGAAACAATTTTAAGAGCAATCTTTAATGCCCCGCCAGTGATACTAGTAACAATATCGATAGCGGCAAACAAACCTTTAAATACGCGCTCTAATTTATCGGCTGTTTCGGATGTCATTGTTAACTTGGTAGAGAATTTATGCAGCCCGGCTATCATGTCGTAGAGACTAGCAACTTTTTCTTCCATCGATTTTGGCGGGAAGATTGCTTGCCAAGCGTCCCTCATAGTCTTAAAGACTTCTATCAGACCCTTACCCGCGTTTTTGAAAGAATTAATGAGCAGAGTTCTACCTTCAAGCAAACTTATATCTTCAACAAGATCTTTAATCGGAATGCCGGTTTTCTCAGACTGTTCCTGTAACGTTCTCAATGAAGAAATGAATTTATCGCTATAACCCATTTCTTTGAGTTGAGCATCCGATAGTTTACTCAACTGTTCAACGGTCTTTGCTTGTGTCTCATTTACTTTCTTCTGAGTTTCATTGCCTTCTTCTTGAGCTTCTTTATAATTTGTAGCGTGCCTAGTGCTGTCACCGAGCTTTTCGTTAACAAGATTCTGCACATGAGCCCAGTCATATCCAGCTTCTGTCAGCTTATCCCAACGCGCTTGTCCGTTACCGAATTCGCCGCCTATGACTCGATTTACAATATCACTAAAATCAGTCAGTGATTTAGCTACTTCTTCGGTAGCTCCTTTAAAATGTAGAATATCTTCGATAACATCAGCAAAGGGATTTTTTAACGCGCCTTCCAGCATCTTGTTTCTGGCATTGGACATTTTGGTAATAATACCGTTCTCGCCAGTAAAGAATTCTCCAATAGGTGATAGCAAAGCTTTAGCCTCTTCCATATCACCTATCAACAGTTTCCAAGTTTGAGACCAACCAGACTGCGCGGATTCTTTCATTACATCCCATAACTGGGTAAATGTTTTAATGTCTGTTGCTGCACTCTTTGCAGTTTGAGACATCTTATAAATTTCTTTTGCCTGTGATTCTGTGAAACCCTGAGCAATAAGATCCGCTTCAGTATAAGCGCCAGCAAACTGTTGAAGTGTTTCGGTCAATACTTCCGTAGTAAGCCATTCACCTTTGGTCAAACTTTCTCTGAAACTGCCATATGTATCAATAGCTGCTTTAGCTCCTGTGCCAAGCAACTCAGAAGTTCTCACCAACGCATCCTGGAACACTTTACCGCCCATACCGGCATTAACTACAGAGTTCCAGTCCATGAGCGATACTTTACCAGCAGCCAAAGCCTGGGACAACTGATACATTGCAGTGCTAGCCTGCTGCGATGTTGAACCAGAAATAGCAGCCAGGTTAGCAATACCTTTAATAGAAGAAACGGATGTGTCCAGATCTACGCCCGCTGCGGTAAATGTACCAATATTTCTGGTCATTTCCGTAAAGTTATAGATTGTTTCATCCGCATATGTGTTCAGCTCGTCTAGAGCTTTATTTACGTCATTAATATCGGTCCCGGCATGTGATGTATTCGCTAGGATCGTTTGTACAGCACCAATCTGCGTTTCATATTCCTGAAAACCAGTTTTAACAGGATCAATAGTCAAAGCAGACAGCATCCGTTTACCAGTATTAACAGCAGAATTGGTAATATTAGCTAGGGCGGTTACTCCAACGACCTGCAGAGCTGAAAATCTAGCACTAACCGCATCAACAGCTCCGCCTAGACCGGACATGTTGACGTTACCGGCGGCTCTATTTAAACTATCAAAACTCTTATGCGCGTTTGAAAAGTTCAGACTCTGCTTTAATTTTTCGAGAGTCGACATACTGGTTTGGACATTACTTTCGAAATGTTTATTGTCAAACCGCATCTCGACGACTCTTTGGTCGATAGTTTTACTCATCTGTTAGTAACCTCCTCCCACGCTTCTTTTACTAGATTATCGAAGACTGGGCGGATAGCAGGATTGATATAATCCCTTCCTTCTACCCATCCTCCAGTTCCTGTACCATGTCCGTATTGCAAGATTATTGCTATCGGAACTCCATTTTGAATGTTTGAATTATAAAAAGTGATTGTAATTGACCCTTGACCGCGCTCTATCTTGTAATACCAAGAAGCAGCGGTCTGACCTGTATCTACTGGTGTCGCAGACGCAAGGGCGTCAACACCTGCTTTACCGTATTTGTCAAGAGTTCCAAGATGAAACGGTTCTTTCGCTTTCTCTAAGTAACGTGTCAGCTTGGAGAAGTCGCCCTTGTGCCTGAAACTTATCATGTGAATACTCCTTTACAGAAGTTCGTTTACACGCTTTTGTACTGCGTTATAATCATACCCGGCTTTAGTCAAGCGGTTCTTTCGGTCAGCGCCAGTACCCCACTTACCTTGAATTACTTCTTTAGCAATTTCGTCCAAAGTCTTCTTAGTAGAAACGCTTACCTTCGCTCCACTAGTACGAGTAATGCACGCTGCAAAACCGGCATTCTTCAGTTTCTGAATCATGTTCTTAGCGGAAGATTCCTTCTTATACGGCTGTTCCCCAACCATGACTTTATAATTGGCTCCGGATTTCACCATGTAAGGTTTAAATCCAGCAGATTTTACCTTGTTATACAAGGCATCTGCGTAAGATTTATTACGGAATACTCCGACCTGTACGTAATACTTATTATTGCTAGATGTTGTAGAACTTGTCTTATTGAGCTGAGCGTTCACCTCTGCAGCGATCTGACCGTGACGATTGTATAGATAATCTCCAGGACAAGATTTCTTAGCAAACCATCTATGTACAGTCATGTTCTGTTTTTCAATCTGACCGATGAGAGATTTATCACCCTTCCATTTAAGTTCCTTAATATCGTTGCGCTTACAAATATCAACAAGGAGCTTAATCAACCCTTTATATGCAGCATCTGTTACTTTATAAGGATCGGTAGTATCTGAAGCTACTTCAATCGTAATTGCTCTGTGGTCATTAGCAGCGTTAGAGGAGCACCAAGAACGGTCTTTCTCTTCGACGTACATGCCGATACGACCATCCGGACCTACCCCATAGTTAGACGAGGCTTTCTTAGAAGAAGGCGCGAACACCTCTCCAAGCGTTTCCACGCTAAGCTGACCTACAACGCAATGAATTGTGATTGTATCGATCTTATGGTTTCTTGGACTTGTTTTGTTGGGACTGATCTTTGTGTAACTAACTAAGGAGCTGTTACTCATTCTTATCATCCTTTCCATCCATTTTGAACTGACTGATAGCCTGTACTACTTTGTCGTAGCCAACCATTGCGCACAACCAACTCATAAACACAAGAGCAATCAAATAGATCACAATCTGTGACGTAAACACCAAATTTGTAAGAATAATATAGCTAGCACCGACCGCGGCTGACAGAACAAGTGCAACCAGACCAGCAAGAGTATTGGCCTTGTAGGATGCATTATGTTCTGTCAAAATTTTCTTGACCGCTTCCGTTACAAGCCCAGTGAGAGTAGATGTAATGAGCAAACCAAGCAAAAAGATTTCGAAGTTAATCATTATCAGATCCTCCTTCTTCGATATCGATAGTCATTTCTTGTTCTAGTTCTATAGTCTCGTCTTCTCCTTCTGCGTGAATCGCTGGGAAGTCTTTAGCAGCTTGCTTTCCTTTGTAGTTACTAATGGCATGCTGAATAGAATTCTTAACCATCCAGATAGCTCCACCACATGAGAGTGGAATGGCTACGTTTGTCCCAATTGATGACCACATCGATGTGTCATAACAGTTCATTCCTGTTTGAAAACTAAGAACGATAGAACTCACAGTTACTACAGATGCCATAATGGACTGATAAACATTATCAACTATCCACATAAGTACCATGGCTACGATAAAAAGATCAGAAAAATAATTGATAGGAGATTGCTTTAATCTTTCTATCCATTTCTGTTTCTTTTTCTTTTTCGTTTTATCTTTCTGTACCATCGGAATCACCCCTTCGTACCAAGTTGGGCTCTACGCGATGCATTAATAGCAGAATAGTCTTTAGCAATAGAGCTCTGACTACGTTTCTTAGGCGGTGAGTTCTTAATATTGCAGACTCGGATTAAAGTCAAAAGACGATTCAAATGCCAATTAGCATACTCTGGAGGAATTGTAAGCGCTATCATCCAGTAGTAAATAAGCTCAGATGTAACAACCTCACGGCTACCTCCTTTAGAGGATTTATCTTCAGAGAAATGAGTAGCTGTCATAGGAGCTTCTATATACGCATTTATTTCTCTGAAATTGTCTGCCGTGAGATGGTTATACACATCTGGATCAACGTTAGGAGTGACTGTCATACACTTGATGTAGTCCAATATCTCCTCGTCGGTTTTATTTAATTTAGATAGGAATGCTTTACACCATTTTGATTCCCATTTAGAAAGAGAGACGAGAGAATGCTCCAAGTCCAATACAACAGCATCCGGCTCGACGAATTCTTGATTTACATCATCCCAGCCTTCAGCTCCTATGGGCACTTTAATTTGAAGCATTGCTCCAACCTCCCATTATTTTCAAAGTTATTAAGCGTTCTGTGCCAGAGCAGGCTGTGCAGACTGAGCAGCAGATACATCTACAGGTGTAATACCGTTCACAAATGCTGCGGCAGCATCGGCATCTGTAGCCAGTTCCATAAACAGAATAGAATAAGCTTCGGTCTGAGAGAATCCATCAGAAATTTCAGGAGACTTAATGAATCTCTTACCGTCGGCACTCTTTTCACCATAGGCCTTCAGGATAAGATCCTTAAAGATCTTAATGATAGAAGGTGTGTCCTGGGCAGCAACTACTCGGTTGATCATTTCAGCAAGGCCACCAGTAGTACTCATTTCCATTTCCATAACCTCTGCCTTAGACAGATTAAAGTAAAAATCTTCAGTTCTTTCTACACCGTTATAATCCGTGTACTTGATAGTTTTCTTAAGCATGTTTTATCTCCTTTCAAATAAAAAGAAGGAGCCGCCAGCTTTACCTGAATACGGCTCCGTAACTATATTTTTATGTTGTCAAATTATGCTGCTTGAGCAGTACCGAGAATACTGATAACTTCGTCAGGCAGCGGCAGACGAGCAACAGTACCTTCAGCACCTTCGCCTTCACCATCGGTACCATACAGAATTGCTTCAAGCTGCTTGAGCTTTTCTGAGTCTACCTTAGTAGAATCGATAGTAAGAGAAGCGGTAGGCTTATGACCAGTCACATTAACGGGAGTAGTGGTAACTTCCCAAGAGAAAGTGATCGCTTCAGGGCTATCATTGATGGTAGTATAAGCCTTTTCAGACGGAGCAGCCAGGCATCCATAAATCAGATGCAGCTTATAGCCGTGGTTTTCGTTATCAGTGTCGTTACCAATAGCGGTTCTATAGCACAGACCGAAAGTCTTACGAGCCTGCTGACCGATATAAACACCGGCAGTCACGGCAGCAGATCCGTTACAAACTTCGAATTCCTCAGGATAAGTGTATGCTTCAATAGTAGCGCCAAATTCTTCAGCGGATACAAGGTTCAGGTACTTAATATCGTCTGCAAACAGAGGCGTTGCTTCCGCACCAGAAGGGGATTCATTAACGGCAGTCAGACCATTCCAAACAACGCCCTTAGGATATGCCGTACCTTCCTGTACATACAGTACACCATACTTGACGCCAATCTCATACAGACGTTCGCCAGTCTGGTCCCAAATAAGTTTAGACATTTAGAGTCCTCCTTTAATAATACAGAGTTAATACGAAATGATTTAGATTATCGGCAGGATAACCCCGATCGAATCTGCACATACGAAAATGATTAAGAATCATATCGGGTATTTCACTGTCCGGATTTCTATCTATTACAGTAACCGTATATTGTCTGATACTCTTATAATTACTATCATCGGCATGGTCCACGTCGATTCCAGACAAAGAATACCTAATACACGGATACTTCATAGATAGTGAGGCAGGGGGTTGATAATACACATTAGTAGAACCAAGAATATCGCATAGTTCTTGGTGAAGATCTAGTCTCTTAGCCATTGTATAAACCCCCTACACTCAGAATCAGTCTAGGATACGTGCTGGCATCTACATTTGAGATTTTCCATTTCGCACCCATAAACTCGATATATTTCATAGAGTAGAAATGGTTCATGGCATATGGGTCGGCTACAATGCTAAACTCATTCGATATATTAATATCATCATTGAGTTTATCCGCAGTTTGAAGTCTGCGAGTGTTACGGATCACATCTCCGTAGTAGTTACGCTCAGTGATCTGTTCTTCCCATACGCCAGGACTTGTCTCTACAGTTTCAATGTAGCCGATTTTCCCATAGAATTTTGCCATGTTAATTCACTCCATTTTGAATTATGCGCCTACGTCAGATACGGGTTCTTCCAGAGCGATAGCGGAGTAGATTTCAGTCAGAGCACCAGACAGACGAGTTTCCATCAGATACTTGTACTTATTGAAGTCGATATCGAAATCTTCGAAGCTAGTCAGTTCGCCGCCCTTAGTGGAACCGAACTGATAGTTTGCCATGTTAACAAACAGACCCAGCAGCTTCTTAACATCGCCTTCATCAGTAGTTCTGGTCAGACCTTCGAACTGTTCAACTTCATGGATTTCGCCAACGTTGAGTGCCTTAGCCAGATCTTCCTTGGTGTCATAGATACGACGACCGTTCAGGTCACGAGCCAGCAGCATCACGTTCAGCAGGTGAGGAGTGCAGTAGAAGTCGAGCTGACCCTTACCCTTATACTTTTCACGAGAGTACAGAGCTGCAGTGATAACAGCTTCGGCATAGATATAGTTTTCACCAAAGTGAGCGCCGGTTTCAGTGCCCTGCAGTTCAGCCTTAGCAGCTGCGATATCTACGTCGGTATGGATTGTGTACAGATCATCATCGTGCCATACAGAACGGATGTGATCTTCGTGGATCTTATCAGGATCGGTGTCTTCACGACCGTCACCAACCAGAGCTGCCAGCGCAATTTCTTCTTCCATGTTGTGCTTCATGACAGTCTTCTGATAGGAAATAACATCGAAGTCAATGATGTCGATAATGTCATCACGATGCAGTTCATCTCTGCGGTATACAGTCTGAGGATCAAAGGTTCTCATCAGCAGCTTCAGGTTGCCAGACAGAGCCTTCTGTTCTTCTCTGTTGTTATAACCCTTTGCTCTCAGTTCAGCTGCACGAGCATCTGCCTGACGAGTACGTACTCTGGAAACAGGGCTCTTGTGAGCTTTCTTCAGAACAGTCTGTACCCATTTCTGATCTCTTTCGATCAGTTCAGGTGCGCCGGGATGAACGTCCTTGTAATCCGGGAACAGCTTGTCGATTTCATCGATACCGTGAGCAAGGCTGTCCTTGTTAGTAGCAGCAAA